AGGCCCGAAGCAGCGCCTCCAGCCCGTCGCGGGCCATCGGGCGCACGCCCTCACGCTCGCCCAGCATCAGGCGCAGTTCGACCGGCGTCAGCGCCCAGAACTCGGCGGGCTTCAGCCCAAGGCCCTGCATCCCGGCGCGCATCAGCGCTGGCCAGTCGAAACGGACGCTCATCCGCCCGCCTCCGGCAGGGCAAAGGCCCGCGCCAGCACTTCGGCCGCGGCGCGCGCGGCAGCGACCGGCCCACCCTCGACCTCGGCGCTCAAGAGATCGGCCGCGGTGCCACGCCAGCCACCGCCGCGCAGCCCGGCCACGATCAGCGCCAGAACGTCGCGGGTGGAAAACGCGCCTTCCTCGAACCGCGCCACCAGATCGACGAGCGATCCGCGCTCCAGCGTCGCCTCGAGCTCGGCCAGCGCCCCGAGGGTCAGCCGCATCACGTGCCGCTCGCCATCGATCACCAGCGCCACCTCGCCTGCATAGGGGTTGGCCATCACGTTCACAGTACCGTGAAGATCAGCCGCCCGGCCGAGGCCAGCGACAGCTCGTACGTCGCCTCGCCGTCATGCGTGCCACCATATTCGATCGCACTGACCTGGAACGGCCCCTCGATGGTGCCGAAATCGGGGATGATCACCTGGAAGTCCGGCATCTCGCCTTCAAAGAAGATCTGTCGCGCCCGCTCGTCACTGGCGGCATCGCGAAAGATGCCCGAGCCGCTGATATTGGCGGATTTGACACCCGCCCCGGCCAGCAACTCGCGCCAGCCACCGGCCGAATCAAGGCTGGTGACATCCACGCTCTCGGCATTGAAGCTCACCCGCGTGGCGCGCAGTCCCGCCACCGTCTGAAAATTGCCGCTGCCGTTGAGATCGATCTTGATCAGAAGATCCTTGCCGTTCTGCACTGCCATTGTCTTGCTCCTTGAAGTCGGGGTTAGGCGCCGTCGTCGACGCGCGCACGAAAGGTCAGGTCGATCCGGCGACGGCTGCCGCCGGTCTCGCGCCGGGCGCGGGCACGCCAGAACTGAACGCCCACGAGGGTGCTCTGCCCGAGCATCATCTGCGCGTCCTCCAGCGCATCGCTCACCGCACCGGCCACGCGCTTGGCCTCGAGAAACCCGGCCCCGTCACTGACCACGGTGACGGTCAGGCGGTGCCAGGCCCCGCCCGCCGTGCCGTCGCCGCGTGCGCGTACCTCTTCGGGGCCGAGCGTCACGTAAAGCGGCGGCACCGCACCGCCGGGCAGCGCATCGAAGATCGCCCCACCGACCAGCGCCCCCAATGCGGCATCTGCGGTCAGGCGCGTGAACACCGCCTCTTGCAGGTTTGCGGCCACCGTGTAGCTCATGTCACCACCTCCTCTTCGGACCAGCAGGTCAGGAACCGCGCGGCCGGATCCTGCTCGGTCACAGACAGGATGTTGAACAGCCGCGCCCCATCGCGCAGGCGCTGGCCGGCCTGCGGGCGGCGCGGGCTGCCTTGTGGTGCTGCGCGCACGGTGATCCGGAATGCGGCAAGGCCGACGCTCGTGGCCGCACCTTCGGCCTCGCGCCCGGTGCGCGCGCTCAGCTCGGCCCAGAGCGTGCCGCGGGCCTGCCAGTCTTCGACAAACCCGCCCGCCCCGTCGGGGCTGCGTTGCGGAACCTCCAGCACCAGCGGCCGGTTGAGCCTCGGCGCGGCCATCAGCGCACCCCCCCGCCCAGCAGGCGCACGGTGCGGTAGCGTTCGATCAGGCTGGACACGCCAAACGGCATGCAGCCGCCGCTCAGGCCCATCTCGTGGCGGTACTCGTAGTAATGCGCCGCCAGCATCAGCACCGCCTGCGCCAGGTCGGGGGGCAGCTCGGCCCAGACCGCGCCATAGCCCGCGCGAAACACGATCTCGGCCACGCTGCCCGAGGCGATCGACGGCAGGAAGCTGCCCACCGGGCGCAGCACGGGCCGGTGCGCATCACGCTCCAACCGGTAATGCGCGGGCGGCACGAGATCGGTCTCGTCATTGCGATCGCGCAGCCTCAGGCTGAGGATCTCGTTCACCGGCGCGACCGGCAGGGCCTGTCCGTGCGGCTCGCGCCAGCGGCTCAGCACCCAGGAAAAGTCGCGCTCCAGAAGCACCTTTCCGGTGCGCCCTTCGATCGCGGCAAGGGCGGCGCGCAGGAAACTCTCCAGCACCGGGTCCTGGATGTCGCCATCCGAAAACCCCGTCCCCAGCCGCAGATGCGCCTTGAATTCCGCCAGCGGCAGCGCGGCCAGGGGCACCGCGGTTTCTTCCATCAACATCATGGACCTACTCCATATATCCCGGACCCCTCCGGTGATCGAGGCGCGCGCCACCCGGCATTGCACGGACGGAGGGGGATGACTGAACAACGCCTGTCATGGGCCGCACGCGCCCCGGGACGGGGGCAAACGCCCCCGCCCCTGTCACCGCCCCTTACGAGGTGGCGAACCGCAGCAGCTTGATCGCCTTGAAATCGCTGACGTCGCCACCGACCCGCTTGGTGGCGTAGAACAGGACATGCGGCTTGGCGCTGTAGGGATCGCGCAGCACCCGCAGATCTGGGCGCTCGGCCACCGTGTAGCCGGCCCCGAAATCACCAAAGGCGATGGCATCGGCACCGCTGGTGATGTCGGGCATGTCCTCGGCGATCAGCACGCGGTAGCCCAGCAGACGTGCGGGCTCTCCCGCCGCCAGACCGTCGGACCACAGGAACCGGCCATCGGCATCCTTCATCTTGCGGATGGTTCCGGCGGTCTTGGAGTTCATCACGAAGGTGCCGTTGGCGCGGTACTGCGCGCCCAGCGCATAGACCATGTCGATGATCGGATCCGGCCCGGCGATATCGCCATCCGCCCCGGTGGGGACGTAGCCGATATTGCCCCAGGCCCAGACATCGTTGTCGACCGTGGGATGGGTCAGGAACCCGCGCGGCTTGTCGACGCCGTCACCGGCGACAAAGGCCGCAGCCTCGGCGCGGGCGAACTTGTCGGCGATGCGGCCCGCAAGCCAGGCCTCGACGTCGAACGCGCTGTCGTCCAGCAGACGCTGCGACGCTTTCGGCAGCGCGCTCAACTCATGCAGCGGGATGCTGATGCGGTCGATCACGGGGGTGTCGGTCTCGGTCACCGTGCCTGTTTCCGTGGCCCAGCCATGGCCCACATCGGCATGATCGACCAGCACGTCGAAACTCGTGGCCTCGACCGCCACCACATTGGCCACCGCCCGGATCGAGGCGGTCGCGCTCAGCACCGAATGGATCATCTCGGAGGTCTGCGGATCGACGAGATACCCGCCATCCCCGGCCACGGCGGTGTTGAGCGCCTTGCCCTCGAGTTCCAGCCCGCGCAGGCCGTCATCGTCACCGCCGCGCAAATACGCGTCGAACGCCTTGCGATGCGGGGCGTGGGTGTCGGCGGCGGCCGCCAGATGCGGGCGGGCCATGGCGATTGTCTTGCGTTCAAACATGGTCATCTTCTCTTCCTGCTGTTGAAGTCTGGTGTTAAGTTCGGACTGAAAGCCCTTCAATTCGTTCATGAAACCGGTCACGGCGGTTTTCATTTCTGCCGCCGGAGACAGATCTTCCCCGGCCCGAGCCTGCGCTTGGGTTGTCATCATTGCGTTCCTTCAGGTTGGTCTGGTCGCGCGGGCTACATCCGCGCCATCTCCCGGCGGGCCGCGTCAAAGACCGCCGCCAATTCGCGCATCGTGTCCGCGTCGGGGCTCTCGCCCTTGGCGGCCACACGCGCACTGGGCAGCATCGGGAAGGTCACCAGCGACACTTCCCAAAGCTCCAGTTCCTGCAAGAGCCGTCGGCCCTTGTCGCTTTTCGTGGCCCGCAGCGTCCGGTACCCGATGCTCAGGCCGTCGATCGCGCCGGCCGCAATCAGCGCCGCCGCCTCGCGGGCACGGCCCACGGTATCGAGCAGCCGCCCCTTCACATGCAGCCCGCGCGCGTCCTCACGGACCTCGTCCCAGATGCCGATCGGTTGCGCCGGGTCGTGCTGCCACAGCATCTTGACGCGGCGCCCTTCGGCATCGAGCCGCTTGAGGCTTGCCGCATAGGCACCTTTCGCCACAACGTCACCGCCCTGATCGGGGGCGTCGAACAGGCTGGCATAGCCCTCGATCCGGCCCGCATCGCTCACGCTCAGGGCCTCTCCGTCCAGCCGCGCGAACTTGCGCTCCAATCCGGTTTCCATTTCCATGCGCCTCATCCTTTCCGTTTCCATCTCAGGGCAGCGCCGCCAGGATCGGCGAGAACGCCTGCACCAGTATCGCCGCGACCACACCGTAAACCGCCAGCCACAGCCGCCGCTCCAACCGCTCGATCGCGGCGTCCAGCCGGTCGAGCCGTTCCTGCATGGCCTTCACCTGCAGATCCGAGACCCGCTCATGCGCTTCCAGCCGCAGCGCGGGCGCGCAATCGAAGGGCTCGAACCCGTAGCGCGGCGGCGGTCCCTGCTCAGCCATCCAGATCCGCCTCGGGCAGCGCCGGCAGCCCCAAGAGGTCACGCTTTTCGGCCGCTGTCAGGAAATCGGCCCCCGCCACCCGGCTCCATTGCGCGTCACGCTCGGCGGCCAGCGCCGGCACCTGATCAAGATCGGGATGCAGATCGAACGCCTCGCCGCTCATCCGCGCCAGCCACGCCGCCACCGACGCGGCCACCCGCAGGGCCAGCGGCAGTACCGTCAGCCGGTAGAAGGCGCGGTTCGCCTCCTGGTAGTTGGCGAAGGTCGCATCCCCGGGGATTCCCAGCAGCATCGGAGGCACGCCGAAGGCCAGCGCGATCTCGCGCGCCGCACTTTCCTTGGTCTTCTGGAATTCCATGTCCGAGGGGCTGAACCCCATCGGTTTCCAGTCGAGCCCGCCTTCCAGCAGCATCGGCCGCCCGGCATTGCGCGCGCCCTGATGATGCGCTTCCATCTCGCCCACGAGCCGGTCATACTGATCCGTGCTCAGCGCGCCCTGCCCCTCGGCCCCCTTGTAGACGATCGCCCCCGATGGCCGGGCGGCATTGTCGAGAAGCGCCTTGGACCAGCGGCTCGCGGAATTGTGCACATCCACCGCCTGCGCCGCCGCCTGCAGGGGCGACAGGCCGTAATGATCGTCCTGGGGGTGAAAGCTCTTGATGTGGCAGATGCAGGGCGCACCATCGGAGACGTCGAAGCGGTGCTTGCGCCCCGCGACGGCGTATTCATAGGCCACCGGCCAGCCATCCGCGCCCGGCACCACGCTCATCCGGTCCGAGCGCAGCACGTGCAGTTCCACCGGCACACCAGCACCGGTGCCCACGGCCTCGACATAGGCATTGCCGGTCAGCAGAAGCTGGCCGTAAAGCGCCTCGAACAGCTCCGCCCGGCCCTGCGCCGGGTTGGGTGTCCGGATCAGATCAAGCACAGGATGTACCGCAAAGCGCCGCTCGGCGTCCTGCAGGACGAGGGGCAGCGCCGCCGCCGCCTCGGCGATCATCTTGACGCAGCGAAAGCCCACCGGATTGCCGGCAAAACCGGTGCGCGCAAGGCTGACCGTGTCGCGCGGGCTCCACGCCACGCGGCCAGCCCCGCCCCAGGCCATGATACGGCCCGTGGCGCTCGCCTTTTGTTCGGGGATGGATGGCGTCGCCGCGTTCCCCTCTGCCGCGCCGCTTTGCCGGAAGAAATCCAGTATCATCGCCTCGCTCTCCTTCATCCCGTATCGGTTTGGTCTCATGACCGCTTGATGGGCATCAGACCCCCAAAGGTTTAAGGAAAGTAAACCGCACCGTGCGCCGGCACGGGCGGGCCGCGACGAGGGACGGTGACTTCAGCGGTGTTACGGCTTGGAAACGTTTTGTGACGACGCGTGCAGGATGTCGCCGATGCCCGGATCAAGGGTGCAAGGGCGCTTTTGCGCGCCTTCATGGCACAATCCGCGACAGGCTCGGGTCCACATCGACGAGCGTCGCCAGACAGGCGCGGATCCGGCCGCAGGACGCGAGGCCCAGAGTGCCGTCGCGGTAGCCGACCCACCCTTTCGAGAAAAGGCAACAGGTCGCAAAGTAGGCCGGTTGGCGGCCAGGCCTACATGTCCTTCGGGATTGCATACCTTCCATCAAGGCATTGATTTTACTTATTACAATGTCCTTAAAAATCATTCTGGCCGTCCTCGTATCGCCCTGATTCAAGATGAAAGTACGGCGTCGGAGTGCGCTGTCATCGCGGATGACACCGCCACCGCAGCGACAAAATCCCGGTACCCCGAGGCGCATCACGATGGCGCGGACATACTGGCATGCGGTCGTCGCTCTCCGGCCAAAAAATGACCCCTACCGACCCCTCAACAGGCCCGCAACAAGACCCGAATACGACGCGTCCCGGCGGCAACACCCGGGGGCAGGACGGGGGCCGTTACCTTGACATGGGCCCGGTGCGTGTATCTATAAGCGGTGAAGTTTGCGACAGGCAATTGAATAAAAACAACCGGATGAATCCGGAAACGAAACAAGGAAAAACCCCATGAACGCGACGAGCAGTACGCATCATGTCGCCTTGCGAAAGGCCGACTTTTCAACACTTTGCGACGCACTCGATTATGCGGCCGAAGGCGAGACGGGTGTGAATTTTTTCGACGCGCGCGGCGCGCTCTATTCGTCCACATCATATTCCGAGCTTCGGCAACAGGCGATCGAGCTGGCGCATCGTCTGACAGCTCTGGGGATCGAGCCCGGCGGACGCGTAGCGCTGGTCGCCGAAACCTCACCGCATTTCGTGCGGTTCTTCTGGGCGTGCCAGTATGCCGGGTTGGTTCCCGTGCCACTGCCCGCATCGGTGAATATCGGCGGCCATTCGGCCTATGTCGCGCAGCTGCGGCAGCTTTTGAGCAATTGCGACGCCTCCGCGGCGATGGCGCCGCTCGAATGGCTGGACTTCCTCAAGGAAGCGACATCGGACATGGATCTGCGCCTTGTCGGCGGGCCCGAGGATTTCGACGCGCTCGTGCCGAGCACGGCCACCCTGCCCGGGGTCACCCCCGAGAGCACCGCCTATATCCAGTATACATCCGGAAGCACACGCTTTCCGCGCGGCGTGGTGATCGACCAGAAGACGGTTCTGGCCAATGTCAACGACATGGCGACCAACGGGCTG